GCATGGGCTTATTCAGATCGATCAGGTTTTCGTTATCGCTTGCGAGAGATGAAGACAGAATGGAACGGATTGAAAGTTGGACCTGATGAGTATGAAGCTAAACACCCACAGTTAGAGCCTAATCACCCTGGCCCAGATCCGACAGCCTTGTACCAACCACGAGTTGATGGAAGGACAGAAGTGACCGTAGAGAATCTTCTTGGTTTAAATCCATTTACTAGTACGGCTAGTAGTGCAGTGATAACTGTATTAGAGCCTTCTCATGGTAGATCAACAAGTGATACTGTTCGATTTAGAAATGTGTCTAGCTTTGATGGCTTTACAAAAACAGTGCTTGAGAATGCTAGTGGCTATACAATAACTAAGATTGACGATGATAAATATAGCTTTTTTGCTAGTAGTGGTACGGCAACAAGTGGAGTAAAAGGTGGTGGTGGTAGAGTTACTGCTGGCCCAGTTACATTGGGGACATAAATGAGTTTTACATTAGCACAATTAAAAACAGCAATACAAGATTACACTGACAACAGTGAAACTACTTTTGTTACACATCTTCCAGACTTTATTAAAGCAGCAGAAGAAAAGATATTAAAGAGTGTTGACTTAGATTATTTTAGAAAAAACGTAACAAGTGCCTTTACTTCATCAGATCAATTCTTAACTATACCAAGCGATTATTTAGCATCCTTCTCGTTGCAAATAACAACTTCTGGATCTGAAAGTTTTTTACTTCAGAAAGATGTAAACTTTTTAAGAGAGTATACACCTAGTGCATCAACAACAGGTTTACCTAAATATTATGCACGATTTGATGAAGACAATTTTATAATAGCACCGACACCAGACAGTAATTATACTATAGAACTACATTATTATCATAGACCTGCTAGTTTGACCGCAGGTGCTGATAGTGGTACAACTTGGGTTAGTACAAACGCACCGTTTGCCTTGCTTTATGGTTCTCTTGTAGAGGCTTACACTTTCATGAAAGGTGAGCCAGACGTTATACAAAACTACGATAAGTTGTATATGCAGTACTTAGAAAGAGTAAAAGACTTAGGTGAAGCAAGAGAAAACACTGATGGTTATAGAGTTGGTCTACCATCAAGACCAAGAACATAGGAGTAAACAATGGCAACAGCAAATGCATCAACCAATTATCTAGAGAGAAGAATATTACATTATATATTCAAGAACAACTCTCTTAGTTTCTCTAGTCCTGGAGATAGTATTTATGTAGGATTGGCAACGGCAGTGAGTGCAGCAGAAACTGGTTCACTTACAGAAGCAACCTTTACAAACTACGCAAGGCAACAAGTAGCTGCTTCTGGTTGGACAACCATAGGAGCAGATTCAACAGATACACAAACCGCAACTAATGCAGCAAACATTGAGTTTCCAGCCTCTGGTGGAACAAACAATACAATAACACATGTGTTTGTTGTGGACGCTTCAAGCAGTGGTAATATATTATTTGTAGGAGCTTTGGATGCTAGTAAGGTTATAGCTTCTGGAGATATATTTAGAATTAATGCAGGGAATCTAACAATAGAGTTGAAGTAATGGCGTTAGTATTATCAGATAGAATAAAAGAAACGACTACCACAACCGGCACTGGCACATATACTTTAGGTGGTGCCGTTACGGGCTTTGAGACTTTTACTACTAATTTAAGTAACTCTGATACTACATATTATGCTTGTTCTGATGGCACAGACTTTGAGGTTGGGTTAGGCACATTCACATCTTCTGGTACTACGTTAGCTAGAACAACTATCTTAGCTAGTTCTAATTCAAACAATGCAGTTAGCTGGAGTTCTGGAACAAGAACAATATTTTGTACATTACCTGCAGCCAAAACAGTATTTTTAGATGCAAGTGGTAATACAACATTAGGGGCAGATCTATCTGTTGGAGATGATCTAACTGTTTTAGGTGGTGTAATTGATTTTAAATCTAATAGTGGATCACCAGCATCTCTTAGAATGTATTGTGAGACATCAAATGCTCATTTCCAAACATTACAGCCACAACCACATTCTGCAAGTGCCGCTAACACATTAAGACTTCCCAATAGTGGAGATAGTGGTACACAAGATTTAGTTGCAGTAGATATTACACAAACACTTACAAACAAAACATTAACAACTCCTGTTGTTAATGCTGGAGTACAATTAAAGAATGGTGCAACAAGTGCAGGTTTTGCAGAGTTTTTTGAAGACAGTGATAATGGAACAAACAAAGTAACTTTAATTGGTCCTGCTTCAACCGCTGATGTAACAGTTACATTACCAAGTTCTGCTGGAACTGTAGCTTTAACATCGGATGTTCCAAGTTCTGGTATATCAAGTGGTAATGTAGCAACTTTTACATCTGGTGTGGCAGACAATGACTTTTTAAGAGTTGACGGTACAACAATAGAAGGAAGAAGTGCCGCAGAAGTTCTTTCTGATATTGGCGGACAAGCTTCATTAACATTTGGCATATCAAACACCAACGCAGTCAAGGTAGATAGTGCATCTGTAGCCGATGACGAATATGCTAGGTTCACAGCTAGTGGTCTTGAAAGCAGAAGTACGGCAGAAGTTCTTTCTGATATTGGCGGACAAGCTAGTTTAACATTTGGTATATCTAATACTAATGCAGTCAAGATAGACAGTGCAAGTGTAGCAGATGATGAGTATGCTAGATTTACTGCAAATGGATTAGAAAGTAGAAGTGCTTCAGAAGTAGCCTCTGATATTGGAGCCGCAACAGTAGATGACGCCACGGCTTTGGCTATTGCTTTGGGTTGATTAGGAGATAAAGAATGGCGAATACATTTAAAGTTATTACAAGAGACGTTGCTCCTGCAAGTGCGGGAACACCCGAAACATTATACACAGTACAAAGTGGTAGTACGATTGTAATATTAGGATTAACTCTTTGTAATGTACATACATCACAAGTCACTGGCACAGTTCAGTTAGTAAGTACTACAACACAAACATCTCAGACACAAAACACAACAGCATTTATTGCAAAAAATATTCCTGTGCCTGTTGGCTCTACAGTAGAATTGTTTGCGGGAAATAAGATCAACTTGAATGTAGGAGATATTATTAAAATTGATTGTTCTGTAACAGATAAGCTGTCAGTGACAATGAGCTATATGGAGATAACCTAATGCCTTTTATTGGTTCAGCACCAGTTACAAACTTTGAAACGACTACTGCCGTACAAAGATTCAATGGCGATAATTCGGATACCACATTTACATTAACGACTGCCGTTAGTTCAGTGCAAGATGTTTTGGTTTCTGTAGATGGTGTCGTACAAGATACGGCTGCTTATACTATTCCAGACGGCACCACTTTAACATTTTCAGAGGCACCTAGTTCTGGAACAGGCAATATCTTTGTAAATTATTTAGCACCTCAAACTGGCACAGTTACACCAGCCGCAGAGAACAAAGGTAATTTTAAAGCAGGTGGTTTGTTTAGAACTAATGCACAAAATTTAACTGCTAACACAACGATATTAGCTACAGAAAATGCACAAGTTACTGGAACATTTACAGTAGATAGTGGTGTGACATTGACTATCAATAGTGGTGGAAGGTTGGTGATATCGTGAGTACAATTAAAGTAGATACAATAACTGATACAAGTGGAAATAGCATACCTTATATGAAAGGTGCTGTGTTGCAGACAGTAGTACATCAAGAAACTGGTTTGGCAAGTTTTGCACTTAATGGTTCAACTGACGTATTATTTATTGCTTCTAATGCATCAGATTCAACAAGTCATTTATCATTAAGTATTACTCCTAAATCTGCTAATTCTAAAATACTACTTTCTACAAATATCTTTCATGAAATTAATGGTAGTAGTAACTATAATGCGTTGTGGGGTTTTTATAGAGATAGTACAAAGTTAGGTGCTTCTGCTGTAGGCAGTAGACGAGGAGGAATTGCTCCAACTCTTACGAATTATTATGCATCTGATAACGCTTCTACACCTGATATGGCTAGTTATCAATATTATGACAGTCCAAATACAACATCAGCTATTACTTATGCCGTATCAGTTAATCACACTAGCTCGTCTAATGCTATATTTATTAATAGAACAGTTAATGATACTGACACTGCTTCTAGCGAAAGAGGTATATCCATACTAATAGCACAAGAGATAGGAGGATAGCATGAGTACTGTAATCCTAGACACAATCACAGGCAAGTCCACTGCAACAACCATAACCATTGGCTCAACACCTGTAGTTAGTGCAAGTGCAAACTCTATGACTATTAGAGGTGAGGGTAGCAATCAGACAAGTATTCAGCAAGG